TATTTGGTTGATATTAACAAGCTGCTCGGCAAGGAATTTGTTGCCAATTATTTAGATCGACTTAGAATGAACTTGAAAAATCATCCGGCATATAAGACTAAACATGGGTCTAATTTAAACGAGGATGAGCTGTATCAAACGAAACTGGGTTAAGTAATATGAATACCTTATCAAGAAAAAAAGATTCGTCTAATGTCAAATTTGAGGACGTTCAAGTTTATACCGTTCCGGGGGATCCTATTGCCTTGGCACGGCATCGACATTCGGGTAATCACATTTATGATGCTCAAAAGCTTGATAAGTTGAATGTCGGCTTGCTCTTAGGACATCAACATGGATCAAGGCCTCTTTTTAAGGGAGCTCTTTGTGTTAATTTTGTATTTTATCTTCCCATACCAAAATCATCCAAAAAGAATGGTGTTTTGCAGGGAAGATATCATATCTACCGGCCGGATATTTCAAATTTGATTAAATTCTATGAAGATGTCTCAAACAAGATTCTGTTTGATGATGATTGTTTGATAGCTGTTATAAGTGCAAAAAAAGTGTATGATGATGATCCAAGAACTGAGTTTACGATAAGAGAGTTATGATGAAACATCCCCAGAGTAAAGTAGTACGTAAATCATGGAAGAAATTAAAGAAATCGTTTATTATTTTCTCACCGATAACCAAAATGATGTTACTCATATTGTTATCCCTTTGGATTTTATCTATTATCCACTTTCTTCACGGGAACAAACTCTTTTAGAAATAAAAAGAGAATTAAAGAATATGCAATGGGAAAAGATCAAAGATGAAGAAGAAATCTAAAAAAGAACCTTTTGATCGAAGTATGCTTGATTATGATACTATTAGAAATCATGGGCAAGGATGTCCTTCTGATTGTCAATGTCGCATAATAAAATATTATGTTTTGCCTGATGTGATGGCCTTAGGTGATTATAATCTCTCTTGTAAATTTAATCCGCCAACTTGTTGCCAAATAAAATTACCATCATGTCAACACCATTTTTCATATGAAAGAAATAAGATGAATATAGAATCTAAACTTGAACTCTTGGATTATATACAAGATAAAATACGCACCAACCTTGAACAAATTGATACCTATCTTACTGATATAAATACTACTCTTGAAGATATTAAAGCACTTTTGGGAGCAAAGAGTGACAGAACAAGCAAAAATAACTAAGAATAGCAAGGAAAAAAAGAAGTATGCTAATGTTGGGTATCGCGAAAGATTTGCTGTTTTAAGCCAAACGGGACCAGTTCCAGACTATATTATCACTGAGATTGCAGAAGATTTAGAAGACTGGGCAGAGAATACCCAAGCATTACGCGCTAAAGACTTTATTTGGCAAAGAAAATTATCTCCTCATGTCTTTTATGATTGGATTGAAAAGTTTCCTCGATTAAAAGAAGCATATGATTTTGCTCTTATGGCTATTGCAAGCAGACGAGAAATAGGCGCCATTACACGAAAATACGATGCCGGATCTGCGCTTAAGATGATGCCACAATATGACAAGGACTGGGCAAATATGATGCGATTTGAGGCTGAACTTAAAAAGCAAAGCCAAGGCGAAGCAGCTAATGTGAATATTACTATTGAAGAGCTTAAGATACCCAATTCTCCGTTAGTTCCTGAATTGAAGGATAATGATGAGTAAAATACTTAGAGTTCAATGCATTCAATGTGGAAAAGCACCATGGGGCAAGAATTGTCCTATAAATTGTTTATATGATGAAATAATAGAGAAATTACAATTAACAGAAGCTGGGCCTTATTGGTTAGGAAAATGTCCTTTTAAGGTTCATATCCATGATAAGAAACATGATTTTGCTTTATCGCGTAATCAGAATAAATATTATTGTTTTATGTGTAAAAAAGGCGGTAACGCAAATAACTTACAACATGAATTGAAGGATAATGATGATGAAGGCTATGATAAAAAACTTTTAAATGCTTACAAAAATGAAGAATGATTGGCAAGATTGGTTATGGAAGTTTGTTAATATTGGAGGCTGGATTCTCTTTGTGGTAATATTAATTGTTCTTATAGAACCTGCGCATAGAAAAAAAAGATTTCTTCTGTTTCCTTATAGATTATCTAAGTCTTTACTATCAAATTCAACGATCGACAAGTTGTCGACAGATCGTAGACAACTCAATCAGCTTAATGGTTATTATATCGATTACATCAAAACTGGTAGATAACAAAATGGCCTGGAGTTATTAGTTCCAGGCCTTATCTTTTGAGGAATTTAACCCCTACCTCGCATGTACAATCATGCGGCTCTAACGTTGAGCTATAAAGATAAACAATAATATAACAAAAGGAGAATAATGGATCAAATCTATAGTTTTTATATTTCATTAGGTCTTGAACTTATAGGCCTTTGTTTAAGTGCTCTTATCTTACGTGAATTCAAAATTGCTAATAGAAAAGAACCATGTAAAATAAGCGAGAAATGGCTTAAAACTTTAGTTGAAAAGATTGACAAAGTAATAATAAGTGATAAGCTGATAGAAAAGTAATATACAACAATTACGATCGGATATTTATGAAATTAATGGGAAAGTTTGAATCGTTACCGAAAGAAACTGGATTATATCTCGTTCTTAATCAAAAGGGATATATAGGTGTTGCTTTATGGGAAAGAAATAAATGGTATTCGCTTCCTGATAAAATTGAAATTACCTATGAATTTTGGTGGATTAACTTTTCTGAAAACATTAATTGTAATGAATATAATAAAAAAGATTTACCATCTTCAGAAAATATAGAGATATGTAAAAAAACTCTCTTAAAACTTTGGGGAATGGAATGATTACATGGAGAAATGAAAACATGACTAAGCAACCCGTGACAAAATGTCACGATTTGAGGAAACTGTGGTAGAGAAGATATGAAAATATGTGAATCATGTACTTTTAATTTAGAAAATTATTTAATGGATTTTCAAACAGGCCAGCGTAAAATGTTAAATCGATACTGCAATAATAAAAATATTCTTGAACAACATTGTATTTATTTGAACTGTCTTCAGCTCTTTGCTAAGCATTTGATAGAAAATTGCTTTGATCTTAATGGTTATGAGTTTTATGAACTTCCACCAGTAAGTAAACAAACAATAATATGATTGAATGGATAAAGATAACTCCAGAAACTGAGTTTTCTAAAAGACCAATTATATGTTCCGATGATAATGATTATGATGTTTTCTGGTGGTCTACTGAATATGGATTTAGATTAATAGGATGTGAAGAATGTATTCAAGAGCATACTTTACCATCAAATTACAGTTATTATTCTATCATAAATCTACCATCTGATAATAAATAGGCAACCCGTGACAATTTGTCACGATTTGAGGAAACTGTGGAAATTTATCAAGAACATTGCGATCTTTGCCCAGAATATTTCTATGCAGGTTATTGGGAATGTAAAGAATGTGGCAGATGTTTTGAGTTATTGGTCGAAGAATATATTTAGGGGAAATAATCATGTCATGGAATGGAAGTGACCAATTTTGTTCACAATGTTGGGATAATGGTAAATGTGGCTGGTGTTGTTATTATTATAATGAAGGTTATGAAAGATGTTCTGGATATTTAGATGATGAACGAACAGTCAAATGCAAACGAGTATTTGATGAAACGTATGAATATTCCCATTAATTGAGGTTATAAATGCTAAAAATAAATATTGAAAAAAAAATAGAAGAAATTTATAAAAAATGCGCACATGAAATGCAAAAAAGTTGGGATAATGCAGAAATTGATCACAGATTTGATATGAGTTGGGAAGAATTAGAAGAAAAATTAAAAAACGATGAAATTAAAAGATTAAAAAAATATGAGAAATTAAGGTTATAATGCCATACTTATTAATATTCTTTATAATGTTTCTTTTTTCAGTGGTTATATTAGACGATAATTCTTATGATCCTAATGAATAATATAATATGTTCTTATGACGAATGTGAAATGAAGGCTTTATATAAATGTTTAGATTTATGTGGTGATTGTTTTATTAATTTATGTGAAGAACACATAAAATTATTACCTCAAAATAATAAAAACAAAAAAGAACTTTTACCGGACTAATTTATATCGTTTCGTATTCTTTTCTTCTTTCCCTAAAATCTTATCTAATTTGCCTACATCTGATACATAAGCTTTAACATCTTGTTTAAGTGCATTATTAATAGCATCTATATATAATTTACGTGCTTCAGGGCTTTTATTCATAATAGATGCAACTTTATAGGCAGCAACAGGAGCACTTAAAATTGCTCCGCCAATAGCTATTGCTTTTTTTGGGCCATAAAACAAGAATTTTGTTAAGGGATGACTAATAACGGAACTTACTGCTGGATGAGCTTCGGTAAATTGTTTCAAAATGGATTTATTAGCAAATGCTCCGTGTAATTGATCCGCAATATTATAGCTTTGTAAGAATTCTGGATTTGTTTTTCCATAATCTTCTAGTATTCCATCAAGTTTACCACTTACTAATTTTATATAAGGCCGTGCTTCTTTTGGAGTATTATATTTACTCAGCCATGCATTCATATCTTTTTTATAGTCCCACAACTTTTGTACGGGAATAGTAGTAGTACCTTCTTTAGATAATCTAGTAATTATGGGTTTGAGAATTTTTTCGGTAGCTTCCATCCCGGGACCAGCACTTTCAGCTACTTTATTATAAATAGGATCAATAATATTTTTTACAGGAGCAGATGGAACATCAATATCTTTAATAGCTTTTTCAGCTGTTTTATAATGTTGCTTTGATAATTTTATTCCTTCTTCTCTAGTGCCATAAATAGAAGCTGGAATCATAGCGCCTAATTTAACAAAATTAGCCGTTTCATCACTCGCACCCAATAACTTAGAGAATTCTTTAGCTCCTTGACCAAAGGCAGAAATTTTAGCAGCTTTAGCTAAATTTAATGCGCCACCTGGAAATGGTGTTACTAATGAAGTAACGGTATGCACAAACTCATCAAATGCTTTTTCTGGTCTTGTTTCTGGTGATCTTAAAGCACCCTCAGGTAAATGTTTAGCGGCTGTTTTACCAATAGTTTCTTTTAATTCGGGATAGCTCGGTAAGAACTCTGGTCCTTTTTGGAATTCTGGTCTTCCGGTAATTTCTTTCGGTGCACCTAAAGCCCCAAGAAGATAATCTAATCCTTGAGATCCAGCAGTTATTATTTGTCGTGGTAACGCTGCAGCAGTAGCAGGAATTTCTACTGAAGCACGTGCTAAACCACGACCAACTTTACTTGCAATAGTACCTAATGTTGATTGTTGTTCTTGTTGTGGCTCAGGATTGAATAATTTGTATGCCATATATTCTCCTACGCGAAATCTTTACCATTCCAATAAAGTTTTTTACCTGATTCATCTTCAACATAAGACTTTCCAACCGTTAATCCTTCACGCGGAACATCAGTTAAATTTTCATACTCATGTTGAGCATAACCACGTAAGAACTTTTTACCCATTTTATCAATCTGTTTTCCTGCAATAGCTTCAACTTGATCGCCTAAATCTAACGGAGGAATTCCCTTATTCTTAGGATCAGCTAATACTTTTTGATAAGCAGAATAGGTAGCTTCTTTAGCACGAGCTAATAATTCCATTTTATCAATAATTATTTTTCTTCCTTCTTTAGTATTTTCTAACGTAGGAATTGTTTTAAGAAACTGTTCAAGTTCAAAGTTTGTTACACGACCACCAAATACTTGACGAGCATTAGCAATGAAATTTTTAGTAGCATTAATATAGGCTTCTGATTCTGGAGATTGTAAAAGAGCAGGTACATCTAAATGTAAGGATTTTAATATAGAATAACGAGCTGGATCTATTAATTTTCCAGATTCATTAAGTTCTTTCATAAAATTAAGTTCTTTAAGATCACTTCGAGCTTGTCGTTTTTCATTAAGATATTGTTCTCGTTCTTTTTGAGTTACTTTAAAAGCATTCTCAATTCTTCGTTGTTCTGCTTCCGATTCTCGTTGTTTAACTTTTTCTTTTGCAACTTCTAATGTTTCTCTATGTCTACGTTCAGCAGAGCTTGGTCCTAACGTAATTCCAGCACCAGCTTTTGGTTGGGTAACAGCTGCTTGTTGTTGTACTTGTTCTATTCCTTGAGGAATTTGCGGCAATTCTTGACCTGGTTGCTGAGCCATTTGTTGTAAAGCCGGAATGCCAGCTGTTTGTTGGCCACCTAAGCTAATTCCTTCTAATCTATCGAGCAAAGCTCGTTGAACGCTCGGATCTAAATTACCAATTGAGGAAGGTAATCCAAGTTGTTCCCAAAATGCTCCTTGTTGGCGTTGAGCTAATTGTTGTAATTTTTGTTGAGCTAATTGTTGTAAACCAGTGCCAATTCCTGTTCCTAACGCAGTTCCTAATCTTCCTCCAAAACTTTCACCCTGTATAAACTGTGCCATTATTGTTCCCCTAATAATTGTTGAAGTTGTTGTATGTAATAACGGATTTGAGATTGTTTATCTTCGGGAGCAGCATTACGTTCTTGACCACCAAATCGTCTTCCACTTAACAAATTACCTAATCCTTGCCCAAGATGAGCTCCTCCTGCACCACTTAAATAAGCAACAAGAGCATTTTCCAGTATTCCAGGTTCTCTTCCTTGGATTATGTTTTCATATTGCGGGGTTAATCCTAAACGCGCTAAATCTATTCCTTGTTGACGACCGAGAAGATTGTATTGATTTTCTAATTCGCCTAGCCGTTGAAGAATATCGCCACCAGATTCAGCTAATGAACCACGAAATGCACTTGATCCTTGAGCTCCTCCAGAACCCATAGAACTAAATCTTGTAGCCAAACTCGGTACAATTTGTTCTTGATAGGTCTTTAATAATCGTTGTTTAATTGGCTCAAAACTTATAGGTGTTTGTTGTATTCCTTGCAATCCTTGTTGTAATAACTGACTCGTACCCATTTGTTGTTGCTGAGAATAAGGTGATAATTGTTGTACTTGTTGTGGAGTTCCTAGAGCAAAATTTTTTAAGCTTCCTAAAAATCCGGTTGGATTGGGAATATTGCCCATCCCCATTTGAGCTCCGACTTGATTTGGTTGTAGCGCCATTGCTTCTCCTTAATAGAGTAAATATTCTAAATAAACATAGCACACATTGTAATTACTACGATTACTACCAGTTATTATATTTACATTGGTCGCGTCAGCAAATATTTCTATATTATCAGCAACAGCAGTTGTAGAAGCATAAGGAATATTTAATCCCGTTAAACCAGTTGTATCAGTAGCACAAGCAGTAATATTTACCCAAGTAAGAGATGAATTTACATTTACAATACCATGAGCTACTGATTTAGTTGCAGCATTTGGTAAAGCACCAAAGTTAATAGTCTTTTGTAATACTTGGCGATAATTGGGGCCAACATTTGTTTGTGATGTATTAGCGGGATTAGGGAAAAATAACTTACTATTGGGATATTCTTGCGTATCATAAATACCCGTAGCTTTAGTATTTAATACTATGGCCATAAATGAAAGATTCTGATACATCCGCACTAAAAGTTCTTTGAATTCAGGACTTGTTACTTCAATATCAGCCAATTGTGACACATCCCAAATATATGATGTTGGAACATACGCGCCAACAAGCGAACTTTGGACTACTGGCATTATTTTGGTTCCTCAATAATTGCCCAATGAGTAAAACGTTTTTTAATAGTATCCCACTTCAAATTATAACCATTGATTGGAGAAGTAAACCATCTTCCAATACAATACATGACTATATAAGTTCTATGGTAATTATCATCTTTATCTCCTGGATGCATTAATAAAAAATACGTTTTGGTGGGAAGATCTTCAAGATCATTAGATAACTTTTCCCATTTCATTATTGTAACCTTTGACTTGTTGGTTGAGTGTATAAAATCAAACCTTCTAACGTAAACTGTTCAAAAGCAATTGCACCATTGGTCATCTGTGCATCTGTCATATATATATATATTTGTATCGACTCTGCTTCTGTTTGGAAGTAAATTGGATGCCACAATCTATCCTGAAATGATTCCAAAGGTACCAATGCATAAGGATTAGTTTCAAGAATATTATTACCCATTAATGCGCCCGTATCAGTACCATCCGTAATCATCGAAACCGTAGTTGATGAAGGATAATAATCTATCGTTAACTGACCATTAACGGTTCTGTCAACACAAAAATCTATACGTTGCAGATAGAAATTTCTATCTTTACTTACATAAGGATTCCATTGCTTCGAGGCAATTTGGATATTGGAAACGCGAACTACATTACCACCACCATTATAGGTTCCTGTGAATGTACCACCAACAGTTACATTGTTAGCATCAGTCACACCGATAACTTTGAATATAGCACCATCAATACTAGTAAATGAGTTTCTAATTTGTATAAAATCACCATAATCCCCATTGTTTAAGGTATGGTTAATAATAGTTAAGGTAATAATATCAGCACTGGTTTGTACCATATTTGTTATAGACATCACCGGTGCATTAGCACTTTGATCTGCATCAATAATAAAGATAAATCCTTGCTGATTCCCTGCTATTACCTGTCTTGAATTGGGTGAATGTACATCGCTGTTCCAGGGATCAAGCCATTCATTCCATTGCCAAATAACATTCTCCCATAACAATCCCGTAGCTTGTTCAAAATAACCAAATGCGGTTATACAATCATCATTTAATGCCCATGCACCATTTTTATAGTTATATACTAATACTTGATTAGGAAAGGTGTTCATTGCATTTTCATTGTATGAACAAAAAGTCCAATAGGCCATTTCAACATAATAATCACGAATTCCCTGAATTCTTACCGTATCACTTTGGGGATCCTTAAAATTAAATACTTCATCAGGAATCTTATCATCAATTCTGCGCACATTAGAGCCATTACAACTATGCACGCCGGTATTGCCAATTGCTAAAATCTCTTTATCAAAAGGAATACTGGAAAACGTAGATTCACTGCCAAGTTCAGTATTCAATTGAAACCAGGTAAATGGCAAAATATCATTACCAGTAAATGCCAATTCCCATGTACTTCTTTCAAAGAAAACAATCAATCGATCTTTAATAAACTCTGCACCAACAATCATCTCTTTGGTAGGAGCATCAATATAACCACCACCAACATATCCTGTTTGTCCTTTTTCAAGCCAGGTATTAGGATCAAAAGGACTACCATCAGCAGAATATCTACAACGATTAACAAAATTATAATTTAACGGCGTTGTATTAGTCTCAATCGTATTCAATAAGATAAGTCTATTTCTGAAATTCAATATTATTAATGCTGTTTGTACAAAACTTCCATTCGTTAAAAATGTGGGAATATACGTAGCCCATGTAGAGCCATTATACATCCAAATGGGATCATCGGTAGCTGCTACTGGAACACCATTAGGATTGGTAACTTGAAAATTGCTTACAAATAATGCAGTTTCAAATAATCCAGAACCTACATCAAATCCGCCCCACGTAGAAGCCCAAAAGAAATTGGTATCATTGCCATGCCAAATCGGCGTTACACCCGATCCTGATCTAATCCAATAAGAGCCATTAAACATATAAGCATATTGCGTATCAAAAGCAAAAGCAGGCTGATTATTAATAGGTCCAACGCCATATTGCGTCAAACCCATAATGGGCTGTGCTGGATAGAAATATACTTGTTGGCCAGGAGGAGCACCGACAAATACAAAGTTTCCATTGGTAGTATCATACGTAGCAGTTGGCGTAGCTACCGTTGCTAACATGGGCATTGCAACCCCAGGTTGATAGACCGTATAGATAGCGGTACCAATAACAAAAATTTGACCAACTTCCCAAATAGCCCCGCCAACATTACCTGATAGATCTCCGCCACCATCAGTAGTACCAACTTCAATAGCTACTCGAGAATAAAGGGGTGCTAAAGTTATATTGGGATAACCGCTGCCGGTTAATGTTTGACCAAATCGTTTTCTTACTCTTCCCCGAAATACATACGCATTTTGTAAGGTGGTAAATGCATCATCGGCAATTAACCATGGTTTGAGATCTAATTGTAAACCAGTATTTAAAGGACCAATAAAAAATCTATCCATTACTTTCCTATAGCCAGATAATAAAATTGTCCTGGGTTTGTTGAAGGAACGGTACTATGTGCATCTCGTTTATATAAATTTACACTAAATCCAAGATTCGTTACGGTTGTTGTTATAACACTCACAAAAGTATTGGGGTCCGCAGCCGATGGCGAAACCATAGAAGTCATTACCACAAAGCATGACGTAGGAAATGGCAACGGAAATACTACCGCAAAAGGATTAGTATTAGCACTTATTTGTGCCCATTGTAGAATGATTCCTGAAGGTAAATACGTATAACCTGGTAATGCTTGATTGCTTTTGGTCATCGGTATTGAAGTACCATCTGATTTGCGCACAAACATTTCATTAACACCAGTTAATAATAAATTATACAATCCAACTTCACCAATGGTGACAGCAGGAGCAGCAGGTTGTACCGGCATTTCTACATAATTATGTTGGCCAGCAGTAGCAGCACCAAAATCAGCATGATTAACATCAATAATACTTTGTATAGAAGCAAAGTTAGTTAAAATTTGTGGCTGCGATTGTGCAGGAATATCCGTAGGTTGCGGAATATTATTATTGTATGGTATTGCCATTACTACTCTCCTTGGTTATTGGTTGCTTATATACCATGCACCAGCAACAAGCAGGATAATGGTAGTTATACCAATTAAGACTGAATGATTTGACATAAATTCAAAAAAAGCCATGAAAACTCCTTAAGGGGTAGTAATATTAGTATCATTATTTATTTTTTTTATTGTTCTCATTCTTCTATAGCCCCCGTTATAACTTCTCCCTTTCTTAACCATATCATACATATTATCTTCATGAGTTCCAAAAAATAAATGCTTCGGATTTATACATGCAGGCGTATCACATGTATGGCACATTAAATAGCCTTGAGGGATAGATCCCTTAAAAGTTTCAAATGATACTCTATGTACTCGTTGCCTTTTTTTATTGATCATAATTTGCCCATAACCATCTATACCTATTTTTCCTTGCCATATAAAACAACCATTTTCTTTTTTTATATTGCCTAACAATCTACATTTCAATGAACATAAAGCTCGTTTTTGTTGTCTTTTACAAGGAGTTCCACAATGCTCACATGGATACTCTTTGTAAACTGTTTTTCTTTTATATTTACATATACATGTTCCACAATGTTTTCCCATAGGTTTACCTTATATTTTTAAAAGCTGCGTAGATATAAGGTATTTTATAGAAAACCGTTATAAAATCAAGTAACTAGAACGGGCCGCCGCCCCAGCCCCATGCTCCTGATCCAGGACCAAATGAGGTTTGTTCGGTGTAAATTGTAGCAGATCTTTCATTGGTGTATTGTACTATACTTCTACGGATCATCAATGCTTCTTGTTTTTTAAATTCAGGCATTATTAATGCAACACTATCCAAATCCATACGATCTTCAAATATCTTTTTAGCAGCGCCATAGGATATATATTGCCAATATTCTTCCAAATCAGGCGTTTGTTGCATATTCAATAATGCTGTTGGTCGTACATATACTTCAAAATTAACTTGATACGGCTGATCGGGTACTGGCCTAAGCGTAAATTTATTGTTGTAATACAACAAAGCTTGCGGCATAGCAACAATTTGCGGAACCGTTTGGCTATTAATCGGTACACCAGATCCCGGAGCAAAAGGAAATGTAATAGTGAATTTACCCGTTACATAGTTAATGGTATTACCCGGAGTTATTACCGTTGGTGGTGTTACTGGCTGAAATCCAGGAATATATAAATTCCCATTGATACTTGGATTACCGGTTGAAGGAACAATAACCGGAACGTCTACTAATGTAAGGCCATTGCCATTCAAATCAACAGAACTAAACAATACATTATTTTGTAATAAGCAAACGGTTTGAACAAAATTCCCTGGTACAATAGCTTGTTGTGAATTGATAACTCCCGTGAATACTGTCGTTACGCCATCACCTGCAGGGCCAATGGAAACAATGCTATTAACAATAGGATAAACGCCATACATCTGTTCACGAGATTGGGTATAAAATGCTTGAAAGCCAGCAATAAAAACCGGCGGATGTACCGTTAAATAGGTATTCTGAAAATTATATAAAGGATTGTTTTGTATGGTTGGATTAACGACCGGATCACCAAATGACAGCGTATCAGTCGGATACGTATCTTGGAAGGGATTAGCCCAGAAGTTAAAACTCGTACGTAAATTGAACGTACGTAAATGTTCAGGAAAATCATATAACACAAACGTATTGATATAATTATCAATATCTGTTGTTGCTAGCTGACTTTCAGACATATTTCTTGTTAATCGTCGTACTTTGGTACGTATCGCTTGTAGATTACTTGCTGGATTTGGTGGTGGATTGGCCATGACATCTCCTAAATCGGTAAAACATTCTGAACTGCTGCTGAAAGAATGTCATTCGATTCAGCAATAGGAACTGCTTGTGCACACGTAAATATATGAAAATTAGCAGGAGTAGGTGCTGGTATAGCAAAAACTCCAAAGCTTGTTGTATCTAAATCCATGCTAAAAGTAGTAGGGCTAAGCACTAAAATAGGCCCCACAAATTGATTTGCTTCTTGCATACCATCAGCTTGAGGAATATCTAATCTAATAACGGTGCCCGTTATATATTGATGATCAAAGCTCGTGGTAATAACTACAGGATAGCTATTAGTCATAGCAGTAATTAAGCGCATTGCAGGCTGAAATATAGGAGTTTGTACTGCAATACATTGGCTCATAAAGCTACCTGTTCAACCGTAATTATAGGTGATGATGTTGTTGGAACATCTTCTAAATCCATAAACTCTAAACTATTAAAAGAGCAACGTTTAACTTTTTTGGTGATACGCATACCCGTTCCGGTCATACTATTAAATCCAGTAGCTACTTGTGTTTCACCAGGAATAAAACCATATTCAGGATACCAACAATCATTGTTAAGATGTTTAGCTACCCCTAAAGGAATGGTATATACTTGACCATCTATTAAATCAAATCTCTCTACCAGATCATTTTTATATTTTTTGAAATTAAAACTCATCGAGCCACCGGGAACTTCATAAAAACGGAATATTCCTTTTACCATTTCACGATCTTTATCACGTTGATATTGTAAATTGATTTGTTTTTTAGCATCTTTTTTTTCTTTATGTATTTCTTGTGCCATCTTTTTCCTTTTTGTTATACTATTTTTTATCATAGTTCTTTCTGTGATATGCTTCATTTCCCCGGGGGACTCTTTGGTCCCCCATTGTTATTTATGAACCATTAAATGTTTTTCCACCAATCCAGATAATATTATCTGCATTTTGTCCAGCAGGGCCATTTATACCACCCATTAATACAATACCAGTTTGGCCTGTATTAATAGTTGCATCATCCAAAAGATTTGGATTAGAAAACTGATCTGTTTCTTCACCAACCGGCACACATTGAGCAGGAGTGAATGGATAAACAGTATTTAATGGGAATTTAAATGCAGTAAATCCAGTAGTATCCAAATTAACCGTAATATCACCACCATTAACAGAGATGACATTTACTACTAAACTATCAGCTTGTGTCATACCAAATTGTGGCGGTACAGCTAATCTAATAGCTTGTCCAGCAATATAAGCACTATCAACCGAAGTAGTAATAACTGCAGGATTAGCCTGAGTTATATTTACTATTCTTCTATTTGAAGGATACCAATACGGAACATTGGTTTGTGGTGTTGGACCAAATGAACTAATCAATTGATAGAAACCAGCACCAGTAACAGCACCAGGCGCGTTAGCCAGTGCATTTTTAACTCTAAAACTCGTTGCAGGAATAATAGTATCAATGCTGAAATCATACCCATTTAAGTTAGGAGTTGTTGCAAGATTTGTCACTCTTACAATACTTCCTGTAAATAAATTAGTGGTAGTTCCGGTAGTAAATACTGGTTGAACCGCATTAGTACCAGCAGCAATTACTACTGGTGCATTTTGCGGAGGATTAGTTGAATCATATAAAAAGAATGCTGGGGTAACAAATGCAGCATTTAATACTTGTGTTCCAGCGGTATTGAAATATTCAATACCAGACCCAGCAATCATTTGCCGTTGCCAGTACCATTGAATACCAGCATGAGGATTTGGTGAAGCATTCATTTGGGTAAGGTTATAAACCTGAAGCCAATCAATTCCTGAAACAAATGGTATGAATACTGGTCCACCAGTTCCGGTGAATGTACCTTGTAAAGTAGTTGTATTTGTAGCCATTATTTACTCCTTTTAAGCTAATGTAGCGCGTAAATTGATGACCCACAAATCGTTGGTTATTCTGGGCACTTCTGCAAACTTATAGCCGACTGATGCATTTAATGCCAATGGGCCATCGTAAATTGGCGGTCTATAAATAAAGCTTGCGCTATAGCCATCTTGTTCTATGCATGCGTATGCTTCCATACCCACGCAGAAAATATTAAAGACATTTGCGCCTAATGCAGAAGCATTTGCAAAGAAACTGCCAATTGAACTTACCAAGAAGCGAAGGTTACCAATTGCGCCCCATTCAGAACGAAGAGCATTCATTGGTGCAGGATACTGATTCTTTTGAATAAATCCTGCAACGTTATCTAAATTACCCGTTAACTGGGTAGAACATAATGCAAAGTATGCATCACGCACCGGCGCTGTACCGAATTTATCTTCGCCTTCAATGTTATCCATAATGGTATAAGCATTATTATTCAATAATGTTCGTACCACTTCATCAACATCAGCACGTGTAATTTCAGTAGGATTGTCACCATTAACGCCACCGGTACAGTTAATAAATCCTGCGGTAGCAGCTAACATATCCCGTGTTAATTGGTCTTCTGTTTGTCTTAAACTTACGCCTAAACGAGCGGCGCATTCGTTTAAAACTGGATCTTGGTTTTGTAGTGTACAGATACCTGTTACTTATAATGACCTCAAAGAGGCGGGAAGTCTTGTTATTCCTTCCTCTTAATATTTCTATTAAGCTCGGACTATCGCTTGATTACAGTTGTAATCCCCATGGACTTAGTCTCTCACGCTGTACATTTATTTTATTTGTTATATAATGTATATACACATTTAAACTATAAGGATATTATGAAACAATATACATTAACCCAAATAGCTTATTTAGCTGGAATTATCGACGGTGAAGGAAGCATTTATATAGGAAATTTCAGTTCTAATCCTAAAACTGGAAGTTTGTATTATCAAACAAATATGGAAGTTACTAATACTGATAAATTATTAATAGATTGGCTTGTTGAAAATATTGGGGGAAGATCTACTATATATACCGCTAAACAAACTCCGCAGAATTCACGAAAAGAAGTATATAGATGGATAGTAAGTGGAAATCTTTTAACACATTTGTGTCATTTATTACTTCCTTATTTGATTATAAAAAAACGTCAATGTGAAATCATGATCGAAATGAGAAAAACATTTGAAAAAACTGGCATGCAAAAAGGATTTCAAGGAATTCAACCAATTGATCAAGAAACACTAATTTTAAGAAAAAAATATTTTGATGAAATGCGTTCACTTCATTGTCGAAATTATAGCAATAAGCTCTAAACACTTGCGCCTTGTCACCCTCGTCTTTACGTTAGGGCTTCCAAGTCAATCACCGCGGGTTTAAAGCAGGCTATTAATCTGCAAAACCAAGAAATTTCAAAGAACAATGTGTTAACCTGCTCGTTTAATTGAACATAGGTCTTACAATTAAACTATTACGGCACCTTTACCGTAAAACGATATTTTTGCATCAATATCAATCGCAGTTAAATTCTGCGCAGGAGGTGTTACACCAGTATTTCCCAATGGAACCATAGCTGTATTTAATGGATTATAACGCCGCATTCTGAGCGTAGTTCCCCCATTTCTGGGCATATTTTTACGCATAGCAGGGATTTTATGGATCATATTTGGCACGGGTACAGAAAGTAGTTTATAGCTGAAACTTTGCTGCACCGGCGCTGGCAGAGTACTTGTAGTAGTTATTGCCATAGTGTCTCCAAAGTAATAATTAATCAAATTTAATTACATTTGGGTTGACGAGGCCGAATATACGTCGTGAAGTGGTGAATCTTCATTACACCAAAAGAAGGGACGCGAACTCCTTTAATTACGCATATTTATTCTACAACATTCCTTGAAAAAAATGCAAATGTCTTTAGACTGGGGCAGTAATTATGCTCATATTTTCTCTTCTTTTTTGTTTCTGGATAATCTTCTGATGCTTCAGGATTTTTCTGGGAAAGAAAAGGATGTGGATTGGCCAGATAGCAATATCTGGTCTTTTTTATTGCTACAATTAAAGTTAAGGTCCCTCTTTTCCGAAAGATAGACTAAGAAAAGAGAGACCGGAGAGAGCGTTTTAATAACCTTTACGGGCTTCATTCATTTCTTTAAACAATTGTTCTGAAAGTTCTTTGCTTAATTTACCTTCAGCAAAAGCATTAGCTCTTGATAAAGGACTATCGCCACGTTGCGGAGAAATTGAAGCCAAAGGTTTAGGCTTCGCAACATTTTGCTGGATCTTAACTTTATCCATATCATAGGAAGTATCAGGGGTTATGCCCAATTTTTTAATAAGAGTATAGGCTGATACTGCTTTACTATATAAATCAGGAGAAGAATTAATAGTTGCAGCAATTTCTGGATAATTTGAGCGTAATGAATCTATATTCTCACGAGAAACAACGGAATCAAAGTCTGGATATTGGACCTTAAGTTTTGTTTCAATGTTGCTTTCCACTGATTGTCGTTCGTAATTTTTCAGTTGTTGTTCTAATTTTTTTATCTTTTGTTGGACTTTGCTTAAATGTTTACCTTCAGCAAGATCATCAGGCCCAAGAACAATCTCTTCATCAACTTCAGGTGCTTTTTTAGATTCCATCTCTTTCAGGATTCTAATAGCTTCATCGCGTTCACGCTCAGCAAGTTCCTTTTGTTGACGCAAAGCAGCAAAGTTTTTAGCTTGTACTGATTCTTTAGGCTGTGCTTCTTGTACTGGTTCTTGGACTTCTGGCTCTTGAACTTGTTCAACCGGTTGTTCTTGTAATTCTTCTTGACTTGGAATTTCTAATATTTGTTGTGCTGTTTTTGGGGTGTCACTCATACTATTTCCTTATTTAATACCATTGCTTTTTGCATTAGTGTACCATCAGCAAAATCTAAAACAAATTGTATAAGCTGTTTTTGTTCTGGTGGTAATTCCATACAATGTTCTTTAATAAAGTTACAAATATAACGATCAGGAATAGTCCATAAGAATTCTAAGGCATCATTTTTATGAATATACTGATAGACCGTTTGATCATAATTGGGAGTTGGGCAACTTAAACGTACGGTGAAATAATTACGTAATACATTAGGCAGAAGCTTTTCTCGTTTTGTGAGGACAACGACAAAAAAGTCTCCCGCAAAATCCTTTTTTCCTCTATCAATTGCCTCATAAATATTCTTATCATAATCAGATAATGATTCCATCATCTGCTCAGTAGGAGTTACTTTCTCATCTTTAATAATAAGATCTTGTGCTACTTTACCTACGGTTTCACGCGAATTCATACTCATTCATTTCTGCATATAAGTTAACTAATCTTTGTTCTAAACGTTGTAAATTATCTAAATCAGCTTTCTTTTTTGGGTCAATGGTTTCTATTTCTTTATTGATTTTAGCCATAAGCTTATCAGCTTTTCTCATTAAATATCTATAACCATGTGGCTCATCATTATCAGAAGGGGGTTCATTCTCTTCTAAGGAAAGTTCTTGTTTACCTTTATCAAAATATTTCTGAAAGGTGGTTTGTCGTTTAGTTTCTTTTTCTAAACTATCATAATCTATTTCTTCATCAGTCTTCATAGTATATATCGGAAGAAATATACCAAGTAAAAAACATAATAACTTCATTATTGTCTCCTTATAAAAAACCCCCATGAAGAATATCTTCACAGGGACTGACAAAAAGTAGAGCTCAAGGTTTTCTTTATCGCGGAGATTTTCTTCGTTTTACTGATCCAGGTTTTGCTTTACGTTGTTCTGAAAGAGCAATCGCAATAGCCTGTTTTGGATTAGTTACTTGTGGCCCTTTTTTAGAACCAGAATGCAATTCTCCTGCTTTAAATTCTTCCATTACCTTAGAAACCTTGGTTAGTTTCTTAGATTTCTTTTTCTTCTTAGCCATTGGTTAAGCCTTTCCGCCATGACGTTTCATATGACGTATTTTTAATTCTGGATATTTTTTATACACCTTAGCACGAATTCCTTCAGGTGAAGGTGCAAAATGGGCTCGAGCTAAAGCATTCCTTGCACGAGCAATAGTATTGATGGGGAAGCTGAATTTAGAAGCTCCACCGGAAGCACCTGCAAATGCCTTTGGTGATACGGTTTTATATTTTCCAGCGCTACCACTTCCTTTTTTAGCACGCATTTTTTCTTCAACACCACGTTTAACCTTAACGCCTTTAGCTACGGTTATTTTTTTAGCGGCTTTAGCAGCAGGTTTTTTCTTTTTCATTACATCTCCTTGCAAGAATCCCTCTTTCCGGTTGTTCTAAAAAGAAGGATTCTTTAGCATGATTATCGTACACGAGCAGTTTCTTCAAAGATCAATCTTTTGTTAATCTTCTTATCAAACGGCCGTTTGTTATAGCGAATGTTTGCCGGCATACCCAAGATCTTATAAGCAATCTTAGTAGCCTTGTTTTTTACACGAGGCATTGTTGGCATTTACCATTCCTCCACGCGTTCTCCATACGATTCAGCTTCTGCATCAGCCATATAATGATTGCGATCTTCATTATCTACATATCGTCTATTACGATTAGGTATTGGCTTTATTGCAGCATTGTCATCATACGGATTGTTATAACTATGACTGTATTCTTGATGAATAGCGCGTGGTGGCAAGTTTGCCATTGCATTCTCATCTTCTTGGATCATCCGTGCATCCATAAGCTCTTGTAATCTTCTCGGATCAGTTTTATTGATTAGCCGAGGAGACATACCCATCATTTGTGCTTTGAACTTGATAGACATAGTTTACTCCAAATAGAATTAAACTTTCTTTGGATAAAAATGAGATAACTTCTTGCTATCGTCATAATCCATTTGGCGATCTACACCGCGAATCGTATCATCAAGATCTTCAGGAAGATATTTGTAGCTTTGTGGATATGGTTTGATATCTACATTCTGTGGTAAATTAGCAATTGCGCGATGATCTTCATGAATCATGCCAGCATCTGCCATTTCTTGATGACGACGTCCTGCGCGGCCTGCATACGGTTCATGACGTTCTCTATCATAATGATATGGTCCACCTGCCATTGGTTCTGCATCATGATGCGCTTCATCATTGAAATGATCTGGTTCATGACGTAAGGTATCATATTTTTTCATATGATGGCCTCTTGGATGATGGCCTTTTGCTTCATGCATAGGTGCATGATGTTCTAAGTGATGTTTCATCATTTTGTGATGTTTTTTTGAAGCATGGTGTCTTGCCATTAGCTTCTCCTTGATTAGGTTACTGCCCATCCTTTTGGACGGCAAGGTTAATAAGATCCTCTAACCTACCGCAACACCCTGCTGTGGTGGTTGTGTATTAGTCTCCTGCGATTTTACGATGTTTGCAAGAGTGACTAATTTTTGTACTTGATCGATATCAATCGTATCAATTTCTTTTAATGCTTTTACTAAATTCAACAAGCCAACTTCATCATCTTTTTTAGCAGCAGCTTGACGTTCCACAGCCAAAGCTTGATTTTCTTGGATACGACTAATGCGTTCCATACCTAAACCAGTATCAGCTTGAGCTCGTGCATTAGCCAAATTGGTACGCGCCATTTGTTCTGCAACGGCAGCTTGTACTTGTTGTTGTTGCATTTGTTGTTGTTGCATACGTGATTGTTGAATAGATTCAGTTAATTGTTTTTTGTTTTGAATGGTACATGATTCTATAAGTACATCATCTGGAACAGGAACTCCAGCTTCACGCAATTGTAACAATTGAGCAAACTGCATTTGTTTTTGGGTAGTAGTATTAAGTCCTTCTTCAACGACCGCACCATATTTACCAAATGCTTTATTATAGAATTGCGGTGATGGCGGTTCTGTTTCAAGGATCTTTTGTACTTTTCCAGGAGTGAAATTTGCTTGAATAAGATCAAGAATCAAATGGCCAAGTAATTTTTGTGCAGCATCCAAATTATCAAATAACACTTGTAGGGTAGTCAATCCGGCACCTTGGCGAAGCATAGATAAGATTCCAGCTTTGTCATCAATCGCGCTACCAAGTAATTCTTCATTAACACCCGATATTTCACTGACTTCTTTAGCTAATAATTCTGAAAGCTGAATCATAGAAGCTGGCACATTAGGCGCTTGAATTTGTTGCACATCAGTCATTTGTGCTTCTTCTTTAAGAGCTAATCCTCTTCCCTGGCCTGATAAGAAAACATCTTTTGGATTGACCAAAGCATTCTCTTTATAGATCCATCCAGAATTAATTTGACTTTCAAGAATATCTAATTCAATAACTCTTCGGCGATTATATAGATATTGAGCATCCCGTAATCCACGAACAACCCCTTGAATTCTCCATGGGAAATACGGCATCTCTGGCCTATAATAAGCGAATACCGGAATGAAAGGATATTTATCAATACCCATAGGATTAGGACCATGATAAAATACTTTTCCTTGGATAACAATAACCAATTGTACAGTAGGAATTTCTTGATCAATAATGGTTACTTGCGGATAAGTT